TGTTGGAATCCTTCTGCCAGCAAAAAACAGAATAGCGGAAAAGCAATCGTCCCAATGCTTTGCAAATCAAACCGTATGAGATTATCTATCTCTTGGAATCTCTCCCACGACATTTGTTCGTTATCTACCATAGTCCCCCAGTAGTTTGATAGTAGCCATTGCAGCACAATTTTACATAGATGGTCAATAACCATTGTCAGTACAGCAATAAACTTTAACGAATTTCCCGTGAGAAATTGAATGCGATTTATTTTCCTATCAATGCTCATAATGTAACCTTCTACCAACTTCCAATTTTACGATTTTTCGTATTCAAATTATACCATAAAACTTGTGAACATTTCTACCGCAACTTTGGACTATATGAGAAAAGTCCGAACAGTTTTCTGCCCGGACTTCCTCGCTCAATCGTAAATCAATAGTTCCATGCGGCTTCGTGCCGCTTCGTCAATCTCGGCGCAATGCTCAAAGAGCTTGTCGAATAGCGCCAGCTCATTGAACAGTATCGGGCGGTGCATTTTCAGATACGCCTTACCTGAAGTAAATAACCTACCCAATGATGAGACAATAGCTGCCATGAAAGAAGTAGACGAAATGCGTAAGCATCCTGAACAATATCCATCCTTCACTTCCGTTGATGGGATGTTTGACGCGCTCTTAAAAAGTGAAGATTCTGACGAAGTTCACTCCCCAATATAATTTTAATTACATCCATAAAAAAAGAGCCTATCATGCGCCTAGTGCCTCTGATGCATCAGATCCTTTGGCTAACGTCCGAAACGTCCATGAAAATAGCTCTTTTTCTAACTTTGGGTGCCACAGGGTTCCTGCATGGGTCCGTTACCCACCGCAACCAATTACCTGTTGTGCACGTGACAGGAATTACACTCTTGATATAAATATACCCTACTTTACTTACTGTGTAAATATACCGTAAGTATAATTCGCTTGTCACATTTCCTTTTCTCTGTACCATGGATTTGCATTACGTGCATACAATTTCGCTCCGTACTTCGTATAATCCGCATCCACATTTTTCTATCATATATTTCTCACCTTTTTCATTTAATTCGTCGCATCTCTTTTCTGCCTTCCTTCGGGATGTCCAAACAGAATCAATTTCATAATACTCATCCCCATTACAACAACAGCAGATCACTATATCACCATTTTCATCCTGTCTACTTCCTTTCCAATACAAAAGGGATAGCGCAGATATCTAATGTACCTGCTCTATCCCTATCCTTCTAAAACCACTGGTTACTGCTGTAACTGTTTAATAACCAGTTCTCTTTTTTCTCCCTGGATTCCCAAGGCATCCAGTGCCTTTTCCTGTGTAAATCCGGTGGTTTCCATAAGATTTTTTACGATTTTAACATGTTGTTTTAGCGCATATTCCTTTGCGTATTTCTCTACTGCTTCACTCATGGTTTCACGTTCTCCGTTCCACTCCAAACAGGGCAGTCACCTTCGTAACCACCCTATTTCCGGTTTATTCCTGCTGTAACTGTTTAATAACCAGTTCTCTTTTTTCTCCCTGGATTTCCAGAATATCAAATGCCTTTTCCTGTGTAACCCCAGCGTTTCCCATAAGCTTTTTTACATTTTCAGTAGCTTCTCTGATTGCTCTTTGTTCTCCATATTCCTTTGCATATTCCTTCGCATATTCCTTTGCATATTCCTGTACTGCTTCACACATGGAATCACGTCCTTCCTCTACTTCTTTGAAATGTTTTACGCCTTGTGACAGTTCCTTATAATGCATATTGTCGGGGTCTACCTGATGGAAATCACTCATAAGCTGACCGATCTCGTCATCCCCCTTATAGTTCCCGTTTACATATACGATATGTGATCCGTCCTCGAAGATTTCCCCTGTCTCTCTTACATATCGGTCGATATGGTATACCGGTAAACCTTTTTTGAACTTATCGTGCCTGTAAATAAAGATCACATAGGAATCCTTCAGTTTTTTGAACGGCTGACCTTCCTTCAGCATTTTGGAATCCAGCACACTGCTGTGGTATCTTGCCCTGCGGATATGGGCGCCTTCGGAATTTCCCTGCACCTCAATGTCCATTTCCTGTCCATTTTCATCCAGTGCATACACATCCAGGGTAATGTTGCGTCCACCGACTTCGGCATTCCTGACCTCTTCCTGCCCGTTTACACGGATAACTGTGATTTTTCTCCCAAGAATGATCCTGAGGATCAGTTCGGTTGCCTCGATATTTTTATCAAACACCCGGCTCATCAGGTCATCATCAAACAGTGTCAGTCCATCAATCAGTCTGTTTACCTTTTCATAATCCTGCATTACTTTACTGCTTTTGTTTTCTGCCATTATAAACCCTCTTTCTGTCTTTATCTTATCATGTCAAAAATACCATTGCAATGAAATTTCTCTGAAATTTTCAGCATTTTAACTGTCATTCCCTATGCTGAAGTGCCACCAGGTAATCATCCACACCCTTCACGTTTTCTGCCCAGTTACCGTCTGTGTCCGTATCCCAGGTAAGTGTTTTTCCTTCTAAGCCAAGCTCCTTACAGATCTCAGCCAGCTTATTACATCCACGGTTGATATTATCCCGTTTGATCTGCTTTTTCTCACAGGGAATACTCTGCTTCTTCCAGTCCATACGATAGCAGGGACATTCCTTACAGTTTTCACTGTAATCTCCCTGGCAGACCGGTCGAAGCAGCTTGTCCATGTCATAGGCTTCATAGAGGAACCTGGTTCCCAGCTCTTTCATCTCATTTAAGACTGGCATCAGGTTTGCTGACTGGTTGACTCCGGGAACACACAGGAAGGTTCTTCCGGATAACGCATGGGCCAGATCTCCTTTTAATGGTCCTTCCGTAACAAATACCGTCTTATCTCCCGGCTTTCCCACGAAATGCACAGGGCTTCCGGAAGTCGTCCCTCCTTCAAAGTTGACGCTGGACAACCAGATATACTTTCTGCCATCGTAAGGGTGATCTAATCTAATCTGTACGCCGGTAATGAGTCCATCCGGATTTTTCACCGGTATCATAAAACCGGAAGCTTTTCTGTTAAAATAGATCGTCCATTCTCCGTCCTTATCCCTGTAAAATCCCGGAACGCCTTCTACCGTGCATCCTTCCTCGATCAACCGCTTGGTAAGCTTTTTATAGCCATATACCGGAGTACTCTTATACCCATTTGCTTCAATCTGTTCTTCCGTGAATCCACGCTTTAACAGACTGTCTTTGTGGCAGTCTGCCAGGATCAGCATCTCAAACAGCCTGGTATACGTCTTATGCTTTACGGCATCTTCTGCCATTTCTGCATTTGTGATCTGTGGTCTGGTGCTTTCTATCTCTCTTCTATGGATCTGCTCTCTCTTAAATGCACTTCCACCGGTAGCTTCGATAATCTCTTTTCTGGCGGTCTGGAGATCTACCCCGTATGCTTTCGCATACAGATTTAGCATTCCTCCGCTCTCACCGCACCGGTTACAACGGAATACATTCTTCTGAAAGTTCAGATTCATTTTCCCTTTATGGTCGTCACAAAGCGGACAGTCTACATCCAGGCTTACCGTATTCCGATGTCTGATCCGCAGATTCATCACACTTGCCACGTCACGAATCGTAAATGGAAAATCCTGCATTGCTGTACCTCTCCTTTCTATCGACCCCACAAAATGTGGGGCCCTATATTTTAGCAGGCAGGTGCAAGTGCCTGATCCAGCAGATACTTTGCTGCTGCACGAAGCAGGTTATCAGGACCTTTATAGGAATCCACATACCATTGTAAGGATCCAGGCTTCTCTACTGCAATCTGCCCTAGAGTCTTACCCTTGTAACATCCGGCAGAAACTACTACCTTTACTGCTAAGTCTCTGGTAAGCTTTCCGTAGATGTCATTTACCGGCATATCCCTTGTAATGCCAACAGTGGACTCCGGAGCCACATTATTTTGCATGAACTGCTCCTGTGGTGTCTGCTCCGGTTTCTTCGTAGGCTGCTGTGCTGCCTTGGGCTGTGGTGCTGCCTTGGGCGGTTGTACTTCCTCTTTTGAAGCCTCCTCCACCTGCATGATCTCATCCGGCATCGGGATATAATCCTCAATTCCACACTGTCCCGGAATCATATCTTCCATCAGGTTTTCTCCAACACTGCTCCCAAAAACTTCCTCTGGAATGTTCTCTGGACAGATGGGAGTTCCTGCCATCACTTCTTCATCGATGGGTGCCTCCGTTACTTCCGGATCCATCTCTTTTTCACGATCTGCAAACTGAAGTCCGAAACCGGCATCCGATAATGCCCGTCCCACAGCTGCCGTCTCTGCAAGTTCCACATACTTCTGACCGATCTCTGAATCATCCATGCGGTACTTCTGCGCAAACGCATTGGCAACATAGGAATCCTCCGGATCATTCTTGCTTAAATACACCTTAGCTTCCACAATTGCCATCTTCTCCGTGATACTACGGATCGTTTTCACGATCTTTCCTTCCGGATAGCAGAGTCGAAACCACAGTTTACGGTAAGCTACATCCAAGTAATATCTGGATGACTGGTCTTCCTTCTGTATCAGGCGCATAAACTTTCTCGGATCGAATCCTTCCACCTTGTGTAATGCTGCTACGGCTGTTTCCTGCTCATACATATAGGTCTGTTCACTCATTCTTTTTGCTCCTTCCATTTTGGGAAGGTGATATATAATAAATACCGCCTTCCCGCCTGTTTCTATGAATTTTTCTTTGCTGTAATAGATATGGTGCATTCGTCATCCTTAGGATCCCGTACTTTTATCCCGGTGATATCCTCGCTGACTATGCAAAACCCTGCATTTTCTAGTACATCTTTTAACTGTTCTGATATTCTGGATGCTTCCCTGATATGGCAGGGCTTACATCCGCAATGCGTCGTATTACATAATATCTTCTTCCCATCCTGCACATAGATGTCCGGATAGCATACGTTGAACCCTAATCGTTCCAGCATGGTGTCTGCGTACCCAAAGAGTACCCACATCAGCTGTTCATCCATAGGGAACCGCAGTGCTGCCTCGTTTCTGTCCATCTCAAGTACAGTAAGGAAATATTCATACGTGGCATTTAATAACTTTGCTCTTCTTTGTTTCATGTACTCCGGCATTACTATTTCGCTCATGCTATACCTTTCCTCCACTTTCCTCGTTGACTGCAGTCTTAAGATCCGTCCCTTCTCCTATATGGTAACGCTCATAATGCCAGTGATATACATTGTAAGCAGGCGTATACCATACCTCATTTTGAGGATCTATCCCAGGGTTGGTAATAGAATTACCGACAATTACGATTGCCGGAATAAATAACACCGAAAGCTGCAGATAACACATAAGAGCTGCTGATCTGTCAACGTCCTGTGCCACAGCCAACACCTGATAACCTGTAATTCCCATTTCTCTTACCGTTTCATAAAAAGAGAGTAAAAGGGCTCCGGATCCACACGCAGAATCGCTTACTGTCACATAACCTTTTTGGGAAATTTCTCCTGCAAGATTCTCGGTGGATAAACTTAATAAAGTCATCAGCTTGCATACATCATACGGAGTAAAAAACTGCCCTTTTTCATTCTTTTGCAAATCAAGCCTGTGATACATCTCTCCTAAAAAATCCTGCCCCGGATTTTCTTGCAGTGCATCCATGATGTTCGCATATAAACTCATTATTTTATACTGCTCTTTTTCGGAATATTGCTCCATTACCTTATCAATATTTTTACGAGCTTTCGTATCCCATTCCCGCAAAAATACTGATTGCGTTAAAGCACAGGCATAAATCACATCTTGCCACACTTTTTCTGCTGAATATTTCCTCGCAAGTTCCTGAAATGTCGCATAAAACTCATCCGCATATTTATTCATTGTCATCCTCCTATGCTGAAGCTTTCTTTGTAAGCAATGCGTTGTATTCTCTTACGATCCGCTCTCCAAGACGGGTATTTCGCTTGTCGCACGCCGTGTTATGGATTGCCTGGTAGAGAGCCTTCTTGCTGCCTACGATAATTATTTTCTCTTTTGCCCTGGTAATCGCCGTATAGAGGATGTTACGCCGTAACATCATGTAAAACATGGGAAGCCATGGAAGGATCACAACCTTATATTCACTTCCCTGGCTCTTATGTACCGTTGTTGCATATGCGTGTTCGATAAGGTCTGCATCCTCTGCACTGTATTCCACGATTCTTCCATCCGAAAAGGACAGTCGCATAAGATCCACGCCATCCTCATCCTGATAGATATCCGTGATATAACCGATGTCACCGTTACTGATGTCATTCTTATTTTTGTTATGGATAATCCGGTCTCCTTCCCGGTACAGCGCATTGCCGGCCTTTAATTCCCTGGCAATACTGTTTTTCGGATTTACCATCTCCCACAGCCTGTCGTTTAAGGCATTAGCGCTTGCTTCTCCCTTCTTACGAAACGGGGTAAGTACCTGCACATTGTCAACGCCATACGCATCCACAAAGGATCTGTAATATTCCGCAACCTTGTCTGCCGCTTCCGCTGCAGTATCCGCCGGACAGAAGATAAAATCATCTCCATAATCCAGATTCGTATCATTCTCCTGCATCTTATGGGCGTTTGCTGCGATCCGGCTGTCCTTTCCCTGACGGAATACCATGTCAAGGGTTGTGACCGGGATCACACCGCACAGCACAAGCTCGCGGAACACATTTCCGGGGCCGACACTGGGTAACTGGTCTACATCTCCTACGATCACCACGCGTACACCCTCTTCGATGTGCTTGAAAAGCTCATAGGACAGCCGCATATCAGCCATCGTAAACTCATCCGCAATGATAAAATCCTCGGATAACATTTCGTCCGCAGCCTCACACTCCTCATCGTTATTTAATCCAAGCGCACTATGGAGCGTCAATGCATCACTTTTTCCGGTGCTTTCCGCCATACGTCTGCTGGCTCTGCCTGTGGGAGCAGTTAATAAGATCTTTTCTTCTCCCAGCTTTTCGCTGATGTATAACAGAACCCGCTGCACCGTAGTCTTACCGGTGCCGGGACCGCCGGTGATAATACTCACCAGATTTGTGAATGCCTTCTTTACTGCTTCCACCTGCTTGTCTGACAATAACAGCTTCAAATCCTTCTGCGCCTGCGTGATCAGATCTTCCAGTCCTGCAGGCGGCATATACGTCTGCACCAGGAGTGTAGCCAGATCCTTCGCTGCTTGTGTCTCAAAATGATAGAGTTTGGCACTATACAGGGCACCGTCCTCATAGTAAAGGGCTTTGTCATGCACCATCTGGTACATCACCTTATACACCTCTACCTCGGTAACGACTTCTTCTGCATAGCCTCTGTTTAGCTGCTCATGCACCTGCTTCTGGAATTTCTGCTTATCGGCATAGAGATTACCGTTCTGCATTTCCAGTTCCATGCAGTAGCCGATACAGCCTTCAATCCTTAATGGCTCATTGGGTCTGCAGTGATTCGCTCTGGCGATCTCATCCACGGTAAGGAACCCAAATCCACTGATCTCACACAGGGCAAACGGCTGGTTCTTTACGACATCCAGTGCCGCATTCCCGAAATGCTCATAGATCTTACGGATTTTCTTGGGTGTTACCTTAAACGGAGTAAGATAAGCTGCCAGATCCCTGACCGCATGACTGTCCCGATATGCCGAAAGTATTTTATCCAGTTTTTTCCTGGTGATTCCCTTGATCTCCAGTAGGGACTCCGGGTAATCATCCAGAATTTCAAACGTTCTGGTTCCATACTTTTCGACAATCAGTTTTGCCGTCTTGGGACCGATCCCTTTTACCATACCGGATGCCAAGTAGCTTTCGATTCCTTCCACACTCTGCGGGCGGATCTCTTCAAAATAATCTACTTTGAACTGCACTCCGTGGCTGTTTTTCTCCCAGTCACCATGCAGATCTACTTCCGACAGCTTATTTGCCGGAAGATTATTTCCGATAGCGGTAAATTCACAGCCATCTCCTTTGTAATAGCTGCTCCTTGCACCCTGCGGTACCGAAGCATCCTCGGTATAATACGCATAGATGCAGAATCCATTCTTCTCATAAACTGTTCTGACAAATCTGCTTTTCATCTGCTTCCTCCTTGTCTTGATAGCAGAAGATACAAGCGCCGTCCTCTTTTTCTATCATTCGATATATTTCCTTATGATACTGTTTTGCTTCTTCAATCTGCTCTTTCATATTTGGTGTTATCACATCTCCACAGACTATGACGATATCACAGGACTTAGCCATTGATTTTTGTAGGCTCTTCCTGAAGAGCGCATCCGACATATTTGAGTTATCAATCGCAAAAGCAATGTATTGAAAAGTACAGCACTTAGACTCTCCTCTTCGGAACACTCTTTTGTAGTGCTTGCGGAGCTCATATTCCTTTTCTGCATCTTCTTCTGTGACCGCATCACAAGGTGAGCATATAAGTATTTCTGGTATCTTTCTTTCCTTACACATATTTTTTCTCCTGTTCTACATACATGGTAATAATCACTCCCTTTTTGCCTTCCACTACCCGGTAAATTGGGATATTTAATACCTTTGCCTTTGTAATCTGTACCTGCATTCCACCTGTCACTTCCCTGCCACATACAAACATCGCATGGCAGTTTTTAAGGATCACATCTTCGATCTCTACCCGGAAATCCTTTGCCTCCTTTGAAGGCCCGGTAAGGTAGCTTCCGGGAGCATAAGTCTTATAGTGGTACATATCCTCTATAAGAGCCCGAAAATGCGATACAAGCGCGATCTCCTTTGCGTGAGTGATGGAATCCTTTGCATCATACGGTGCACAGATAAATACAACCTTTCTTTTCTCCATACCGTTACGCCACCTTTCTTTCCTTTACGGCAAATCTCCGGTTCTCCGTCGTCTGCACGTAATCGTCATAGACATCCGGGTGCTGGATTTTTAACTTTTCCAGTCCCTTTTTGTCAATGGAGGTACGGTAGGTCGGATTATAGGACACCTCATACTTTGTGGTGCCATCCATGATCGTGCCGCTGCAGCTTGCTCCTAATTCTTCCAGAACACCAAGATAGGACTGCTTCATTCTCTCCTCCAGACGCTTTACCTCGCCTTCCAGCTTCGCTTTTTCCTGCTTCAGGCTCAGATACGTCTTGATCCCTGATAGATTCTTTGTGGAAAGAATGACACCTGCGGCCTGCGGATCTGCTGGACCATAATGCTTTTTGATGCTTGCGATCACAAGATCTGCTTTCTCTACGTAATCCGGCTCCACCTTCTTCAACACCTTTTCTTCCCAGAAGTACTTCTCTTCCGCAATAAGATCCTCTTCTGTCTCCAGGTCTCTCTCCAGGGGACGTATAAAGAACTCCTCTGCATTGTTCCCGTAAAGGCAGGCAATATAGGCCTTATCAATGTTCATGACGGACATATAGTGCCGTACCTGGTACTCATAGTTGACCGGGATTGTATTATTTGCCCATTTTTCCTGACAGTTGTAGTTGGTTGTCTTACACTCCAGGATTCCATACGTACCATCTGCAAATTCGATGAAAAAGTCCACGTCTGCAAGCATAAAGGGATACAGCGGGTGTCTGAACATCGTGCGCACCGGAAAAATCTTAAGTCCTGTCTTTTGGGAAAAGATTTCTGCTACCAGATCTTCCAGTCTGTGTCCTACTTCCTTTGCTACCCAGTTATCCTCATTTTCCTGAAAAGCCGGACGGATACCTGTTTTGTCGTAAAAGAGATCTCTTTTGGTTGCAAACGGGGAAACTCCCATGATTGCTGCAGCATCACTGCCACCAATTCCTTTCTTACGGTAATCTAACCATTCCTCTCTTGATAATCCGGAGATTTCCACAACTGCTTCCGGCTTGTAATTTAAGTTAAGACTCATATTCTTTCTCCTTCCATACGACAGAAAAAGAGAAGGGGATGCCTTCTCTTTTCTGCCACTGTTCTATATTTCATTCTGTATCTATCTGTTCAGTTCGCTGAGCGGTTTCCCCAGATAATCTATGGTGACCTCTTGTTTCTCGCGGTCAAAGTAATAAACGCTGTTGGAAAGTCTTTCCTCCGGAGAAACACTGCTTGCATTTACCTCTTCCACCATTTTTTTCTGCTTTGCTCTCTGCTTTCTTGTACCTTCAACCGGTAATACCAATACTTCATGGATGCTGGATGGATAGATAAACAGATTACTATGTAACTCCTCCGCTATCCGGGTTAGTGCCGCTACATTCAATAGCATACTGGCACCAAGCCTTTTGTCGTTCGTTGTCAGGATATACATGGGAATCTCCACTCCCGGAGGAAGTTCCAGTCCCTCCTCTTGTGCTAACAGATCACTCAGTTTGCAGCAGACTTCTTCTTTCATCGTGTTCTCCAAGGCAATGTCAAACATTTCCTCCTCGGAAACTCCCCAGATTTGCAATAATCTGTTTGATACACTGATGAAGCCTGATCCTCTCACGGGCGTTGTTTCACTTCTGATACACGCGGTGACTGCCAGATCAAGGATCCGCTTATGAGGTCTGCTGGATAAAGTTTCCTTGTTTGCCTCATAATTACACAGTGCAACTCTCAGATGTTCCTTTGCCCTGTCATATTCATAGACATTTCTTTGTAGCTCCTCATCGTCTATTTCATAGCAGGATCTGATATCCTCCAGAATGTAATCTATCATCTCCTCAATCTCTTCATTGGTCCCCTGAAATCTCTGATAGAAATTATCTACATATACCGTAGGACCTCCTATGTTGCCTTTTAACATTATAGAAATTCCATGTAATATCGTTCCATTATTCTTATTTACGTCTACCGGGGATACCTCATATCCTTCTCCCAGCTTATTCTTTAATTCTTCCATCAGTTTCTTTCTTAATTCTTCCATTTGTCCATTCTCCTTTGTTTTTATTTACATTTCCGGGAAATCATACTCTGCCCAGTTCATTGACAGTGCCCTTGCGATCTGCTCTTCCATCTTGGCGATACGGCTGCCCGAAGCTCCTTCGCACTCCAGCATGAAAAGGATCTCTGAAATAGCGAAATAGATATCATGTGCCGTACAGGACCAGACATCGTACTGTGCCTTGAATAAGTCCAGTGCTTCTGCCTGATATTTCTTAGGAATTACAAGCTTTGCCATTACTTCGCTCATGCAGTTCACCGGATTGGCGATCCGCACTTCTAAAAGCTCTGTAAGTTTTCCGATTGCAAGCTGATACTTTGCATAGAGTTTCTTAAGCTGTGCATCATAGTCTGCCATTGTGCTGCCGTTCTTATGAACAAGCTTTAATGGAGACCCCAGGTTGACACTCTTTCCATCCTTTACGTTTAACAGCATAGGGTAGATATTGGCTCCACAGGTTCCGGTATCCGATGTAGTAACCCGCACCATGGGGATCATGTCTTCCGCCGTCTTCCCAAGAAGGGAAAGTTCCCTGCTGTAAGCCGATAACAGACCCGACTCATCAATGCTCCACATGGCAGATACCATGTCATGCTCATAGAAGCCTGCCATGTACCTGCAGCCTTCAAATTCCTCCTGCAAATATTGCACGGTGTGAAGGAATATGTCCTCCATGTTAAGGATGGCGTAATCATTGCAGTCTCCGCTTAATACTGCGGATACCTTTCCTTCGCTGATGCGGAGTAATGCCTCTCCCTTTGTGACTTTCAGTACGTCATTTAAGATCCTGGCATAGACGTTTCTCTCCACCCTGCGAAGGCCGCTTCCCTGGATACCTGCACGGTCCAGAATGCTCTTAATGGCGCAGTCCCTCACCGGTAACATATCTCCCCGGTATTTGAGCATTAACGCCGTATTTGCAATCGTATCCGTTATGATGCCATCATCCATGCCATCTTCCGTATACTGACTGCGTAGTTCTTTCTCAAAGGTACTCCCTGCAATAATAGGAACTAACCGCAGGTTTCTGACCTTTTGTCGGATCCATAAGGATTTTCCCAAAATTTCATGTAGGCATGAAAAGAAATCCTCCTGTTCCCTGAAGACACCACTGTAAGCGTCTTCAAACACTCTTGCTCCATTCATTTGTTTTCCTTCCTTTCTTCTCCTCATTCGAGGTTATTTATCCAGCCGCTTTGCGGATTAAGCCCTTGTGTGGGCAATTTCTGGCAACAAAAAAGAATGGCTGCACAATGGTTCCATTCCTAAACTGCGTGTGGTATTGCCCACATATAAACTTATTTTTCATTTCCACTTTCCGGAAACAAAAAAAGTGCCAAAAATATGCCACTTTTACTTATGGCAATTTTCGACACTTACGTACAAACTTAAACAACGTGTGCTTCTATCCCTAATGGGAATGCACAAAAATCAATTACAAGCTGAGAATAGCATATCTGTGATTACTCTGTCAACCGGCTTTTAACACTCGCTATAATAATCAAAGCATTCCAACTTTCTTCTGATAACATTGTTTGTATGTTATTAGCCCATTGACAAAATTCAAAAAATTTTTCAGGGATTTTTCATCATCTGCTGTATTTACTCTACAAGTGATCTGTATTATGGGTCATTGCTCCATGACAAGTTCATAGCATATACCGTCATGCATACGGGTGCTATCCGTCCTATCACTGCGGATAGACTAAATGCACACAGTACAACCATACTACGCGGCCTAAAAGGGCGCAGGAAGCGGTGACGGGAGATATGTGTATTATTCACACGCAAAATTTTTAGAACGAGGAACTCTATGAGAAAAACAAATACAAATTTATCTAACTACGATGATTTTCGGAAATATTCCGTAGAAGAAATTGGAAATATGTTAGGAATTGGCAAAACCAAAACACGTGAATTGCTGCAGAGCAAACTACTCCCCGTTACCAAAATCGGACGAGATTACTTTACTTCCAAAACAGCAATTCAAGACTTTCTAAACAAAAATGTGGGTAAAGAGTTGTTTTTCTAGACAAAGATGCGTTGTCAAAGAACTTTTCATGTAATATAATGCAACTACATTTACTGTTCATTTGGTATTTTAAGGAAAGTTCTTTTCACTCGAAAGGAGCGAACTTGAATGTCGAATGAAACAGCCTGTGTAACCAGGCGTACTAAAGGTGACGGTACAATATTTCAAAACAAGAAAGGTAGGTGGATAGCACGGTATAAGAGAAAAGGATTCCCGCCAAAAGAATTTAGCGGCAAAACGAGAGCTGAAGCGCAAGCCAAAATGGATGAGTACAAATTCCTGGTATTTTCAGGAAATCTTGTCAATCATTTGCTGCCTCTTGAAGAATATGCAGTTAAATTCCTTAACTACAAAAGTAAGCAGGTAAAACGTGGAACCATTAAACAGGCAACTTACGACAGAATTGAAGATACCTATGAAAATCAAATACATGATAATCCTATTGTAAAAATACTGATGTGTAACCTTACCGGTAAAGATATTCAGGATTTCATTGATGATCTGCAGGATAGGTACAGCTATTCAACCATAAAAAAATGCTATGAATTTTTTTCGGCACTAATAACTTACGGATTGGATGACGGTGATTTTCCAAAAGACTATAACCCGATGAAAACCGTAGAGTTACCCAGTGAAGATTCTGTTGCTGTTAAGACCAAAAAGATTGAAATTTTACCTACGGAATATCTTGATCTATTCAAGAAAATAGCCTTATCAAGGAACTCTGCTGGGAAACTAAATTATCGCTTTGGGCCTGCACTTGTATTTGCACTAAATACCGGAGTACGAGAGGGAGAGCTGATAACGATCTCCAAAAATGGAATCATGGTAGATAAAAACAATCATCCCTATCTCCATATCTCCGAAACGATAAGCCGTGTAAAGAATCGGGATCCTAAAATAAACAGAAAATATGTACATATCGTAACGCCACCAAAATATCCTCGAAGTGTAAGAAATATTCCATTAAATCCAGAGGCACTTCATTGCCTTAAGATCATGGATACGACTTATACAGAAATGAACCTAGTACGTAGTGATTTTATCTTAACTACGGATACAGGAAATCTGCCGACCGCCCGACATATGCAGGATACTTTTGATCGTATATTAAAAGTCTGCAATATGCAGCACTACGGTACTCATTCCCTCAGACATACCTTTGCAACAAAACTGCTTGAGAAAACAAAAAATCTGAGAGATATCAAAACAGTAGCTGCTATCATGGGCGATGATTACAAGGTCATCATAAAAACTTATCTGCATCCAGATGAAGACAATAAATATGATCTTGTAGCTTCTCTTTAGGAACTTATTTATCACGAAAAAATTGAAAGGAATTTGGTCTTGGGATTATTTTTTTAATACCACCTGATTAGACCATTGCCCTTCCACCATTTTACCACCTTATGAGGTGATTTTATTCGTTTTGAAACGGTTTCTAACGGAGCTTTCTAAGAAAAACTGAATAAAGCAAAATATTACAATGAAAAGGACTTTGAATGATATTTTATTGATAGAGTGGTATTAGAATAGCTATTTTGAAGCATAGGAAAATCCCTGTAACCCTCGATTTTATGCGGGTTTCAGCGATATATAGGTTTGTTACACAGAGTTGTTTCTGGACAAGAAAAAACCCCAGAAACAATAAGTTTCCGAGGCCCTTCAGCGAGGCGCAGACCGGATTTGAACCGGTGGATACTGGTGTTGCAGACCATTGCCTTACCACTTGGCTACTGCGCCATATTTAATTAAATGACTCCAACGGGAATCGAACCCGTGTTACCGCCGTGAAAGGGCGATGTCTTAACCGCTTGACCATGGAGCCGCGTGTTATCGCCGCTTGGCGTATCTAATGTATCTGATAAAAAAACTCCCCGAGTAGGGCTCGAACCTACAACAACTCGGTTAACAGCCGAGTGCTCTACCATTGAGCTATCGAGGAAAATATCTTGCTTCGCAAGCTATTTAAGAGAATGCTACGCATTCTCAGAAAAAAGCTGCAAAGCTAAATGTGAAGAAATTTTATTTATTCCTTCAAAACCGAACACTGAAACTCTATCTCTTATACCTTAACTTACATCCTGCTTTCCTATCCAAAACCT